CGGTTAATGAGGATTCATTTGACCCTTGGGAGGCATATTACAAACCCGGTTCACCTTCATATGAAATGAGGGTAAACCAAGAAAAGGCTCTTGTAAACGAAGCTGTTCAAGAACAGTTTAGTGGTTTACAAAGGCAAATGGCAATTAATAACCTCAAACAAGACTTAACTAGTAAATATGGTTTTGATGACCCAACAATGGCTGATGACTTTATACAGTTTGCTACCACTCCAAGGGAAGAACTTCCTTTAGATATGTTGGTTGATGTGTATAGAAGATATAAAGGTGGAGAGGAAAAAGTTTCTCAAAACCTTGAAGCTGTTCAAAGGTCTCAGAAGATTGCACCTACGGCTGGCGTCGTTCAAGGTGCGGCTCCTGAAAAACCAAGTGAATTAGAAGATGTTTGGAATGGGGTTATGGGTGCCTCTAGAAATACTCAAATATAAACCTAAGGAGTCCTAAATGGCAACTTACAATCAAGGTATTGTGAATGTTGGTGACCCGGGTTCAGCCGCTTCTGGCTATCATACTCGGAGATTATTCAACTTTTCAGACCGTGTAGCTGACTTAGCTCCAGATGAATCTCCATTCTTCGTGTACCTTTCTAAGGTAGCTAAAGTCCCTACGGATGACCCACAATTCCGATTTTTAGAGGACAGGACAAAGGTTTCAATGACAGACAGAGCGTTTTTACTTTCTGGTAGTCATTCGATTCCTGCGGCTGGTTCTACTCTATCATATACAGTCGATACTTCTGGCGGTGCGTCAGTTGATTGGTTGGTCAAAGGTATGGTGTTTGCAGTTGGTTATGAAGAAAATAACTCACCTGAAACAATCATAGTAAGAGTTGAAACTTCTCCAGTTGACGCTGGAAGTACAACAACTTTTACAGGCAAAACTATCTCAGCGGTTGATGGAGCTGAGACTGGTGCTGACAATGCGAAATGTCAAGTAATTGGAACTTCGTATGCTGAAGGTACTGGTGCTCCAGACGTTTGGTCAGAAGAGCTTGATAATGATTATGGTTATACCCAAATCTTTAAAACAGCTTGTGAAATGTCAAATACTGCTCGTGCAACACGGTATCGTGGATACGCAGATGAGTTCCAAAGAATTTGGAATCTTAAATTGCGTGAGCACAAAGTAGACATTGAGCGTGCTATGCTTTTTGGTCAGCGTGCAAGTACTGGTGGTATTCAATATACTGAAGGTATAGCTGGGCATGTTATTAAAAATGGAACAGCAGTTGTAGATGACTCAGCGTTATCTTATAGCTCTGGAGCTCCATACTTTCGTAGCTCAACTGCGGCAGAGTTAACATACGATAGAATTCTTTCAGATTTCGAAGTTGTATACGACCCTGCTCGTGGTGGAACTGATAGTAAATTAGCTCTTGCTAGTCTACCTGTATTGACATTCTTTAACAAACTAGGTGATGGTCTTTTTATTGACTCATCTGTTGGTTATGGAGATAGTGCAATGCGTTATGACGTAACTCAAAAAGATGGTAGATTTGGTCATAAGGTCTTATCTGTGGAAACTATTCATGGAACTATGAATATGGTAAAAGAACCTTTATTTAGAGGGTTCTCTTCCGGTTTCTTAATGATGGTTGACCTAGACCATGTTGCTTATCGTCCATTAGTTGGTAACGGTGTTAATCGTGATACCCAAGTCCAAACCAATGTTCAATCCGCTGATGAAGACCTTCGTAAGGATATGATTCTTACTGAAGCTGGTTTAGAAGTTTCTCTTCCAGAAACTCATTTCCTACTTAACTTAGAAGGAGTTTAATAATGCGAAGTGATTATCTAAATGAAAATAGTGGAAAGACTAACGGATACTTAAAAAAAGTAGAAGAAATTGGGGTTGCAAGAACTCTAACTTCTGAAGATAGTGGCAAAGTTTTTGCTGTCGAATCTTCAGGTGGAGCTTTTTCAATCACACTACCTACTACTTTAGTAGATGGCGTCCATTACAAATTTATTGTATGGGAAGAAACTCCAAGTAATGATATTACTATTGCGGCTGGAAGTGCTATTGTTAGCATGGTTCATAAAGATGCTGGTGGTGACGCCGCCGCATCAACTGCAGGTACTCAAATTTCAAACATTATATTAGACACAACAGCACAACGTGGTGATTATGTAAATATACTTGCTTGGAATGGTGAGTGGTTAGCAGAAGCGATGAGTAGTATCAACGCTGGTATTCATACATCATAAACTTAATACATAGAGTTTAGCAGTAATTAGAACTGTGGGGGTTATCAATAAAAGGTAGCCCCCGAATCTAAAAAAGGAAATTATGAACTGTATACATTGTGAAACTCCAAACCCAGAAAAATGGTTTTACTGCAGAAACTGTGGTGAGAAAGCATCTGAGGCTTTATATACAACAAACTTATTTATGATGAGTGAAGCTGGTAAGAGAACAGATATGGAGTTTTCTTCAATAAGTATGGACGACCATATTAAAACAGTTAATAAAGAGAAGAAAGAGAGGCAGAATAAAATTTGGAAAGAAAGAATTAAACAAGCGGGAGTTAATTAATGGCTACGTTTGAAGCACAGGTAGAAGGCTTAACAAGCTTATCAATAGATGGGAGCAGTGCACCAACACAGACTGAATTAACACAGTTTCTTACTGATGGGGCAAAAGAAATTTTAAATGCCTTACCTTTATCTAAGAAAGAATTATACAGCACATCAAGTGAATTAAATTCAAGTAGTACAAATTTAACTGTAGGGGGTTCTGAGATTTTTAGTGTTACTAGGGATGATGGCACAATAAACCAACCTTGTAGATTGATACCTCCTAATATGAGTGGAAGAGCTAGTGATTCAGATGATATGAATGCGGCTTCAGCAACAGACCCTGTTTATTATATAACTAATAATATATTAAGTGTAATACCTGAGCCAAGTAATTCAAACAATGCTCATGTGCAAATACTGGCTTACCCAGCAGTAGCATATGGAGATAGCTCAGTAACTAAGTTTCCAGATGAAGCTGAATACTTAATATCCTTATATGCATCTGTTAGGTCTTTACAGAATAAATTAGGTAGTAAATCTTTAGATACACCTTCATTAAATATAACAGCTGTACCACCTACTGTACCCACGTTAAGCACAGTTTCATATAGCACTGCTTCTAATGCAGATGCTTCGGCAACAGCAGTTGGTGCAATAACAGTTGCAACTGTTGCAAAAGGAGATATTAGTGGAGATGTCCCAACATATACAAAACCTTCATTAACAACTAGAGTTTCATTTGATACATTTTTTGAAGATACTAGTAATAAAAACCCATTTGGAGACAGTGACCCGGGTACATTTTCAATATCTGTTACCGCCCCTGTTGCTCCAGCAATAAACACTATATCTTACACAGATGCAACTAATGCTGATGCTAATGCTCAAGCAGTTACTACATCGAGTGCTACTGCTCCGGGAGCTGTTGATGTTGCAAGCCATGCTCCGACTTTTACAAAGCCTTCAGTTGCGCCAAATTTTGCAAAAGTTGATTCTCATATAGATGATAATGAAGATGTTGAACTAGCTCAAGTAAAGATTTCTCAAATACAAGCTCAAATAGCTGAATACAATTCTAATATAAACAATGAGCAAAATGAATTTAATAAAGAAAATGCTAGGTATCAAATAGAATTTAGAGAAGCTTCTGAAAAAGCTAATATGGATTTACAAGTCGCAATACAAAATGCAAATAATTTAGCACAGGAATATAGACAGGAAGCTCAACAAACAACTGATATAGATAAGTTTAATAAAGCTCAAGACCAAGCTCTAGATTTAGCAAATAAAGCTAAGTCTATGGAAAAGTTAATTGCAGACAATAATAATAAATTACAAAAATTTCAAAATGAAGTTCAAGTTTACCAAGCTCAAGTTAATAAAGAAGTTGAAGAATATTCTAGAAAACTAAGTAGATATCAAATGGAAGTTGGTAATGTTTTTCAAGCTTGGTCTAAAACAGAATCAGATACCTTACAACAATATCAATTGGATATACAAAACGAATTAAATGAATTCAATAAAGATAACGCTAGATATGATGCTAATATAAAAGCTGAATTAGCTAAGCATAATACAGATTTGCAAAAAGCAATAACTCAAGCCAATATAGACGCAGAGGACGCAAGGCAAGAGTCAAGGCAGGCAACAGACATTGACAAATTCAACAAAGCTCAAGACCAAGCGTTAGACTTACAAAACAAAGCAAAAACTATGGAAGCGATAATCACAAATAACGATGATTTAGTTTCTAAATTTTCTACTGAATTAAATAGATATGCATCTATTGTTAATGAAGAAGTTCAGCAATACCAAGGGAATTTACAAAATAAACAAATGGAATATACTTGGTATGAAAAGCAACAAATAAAATTACAAGCCGATTACGACAAAGGCTTACAAATATTAATAGGACAAGGGGGATAAAATGGCGGCTGATAAAGCAACGGTAAATGTTTCAGCATCGCTTTTACCAGATGAAATTAAAACATCAGTTGGTGGGACTACCACATACGACTTAAATGATTTAGGTAATAATAATAAATGGACATATTCATTAACAATTGTTGGAAATAGTAACGAAGACGCCTTGTTAGCATCTGTTCCTTTTTTAGGGCAGGGTACAGCAGAAGAAGGTGCTACAGCAACCGTTAATGGAACTGATGACGTTGTTTTCTTTTTTATAAAGCACACTGGAACTTCTGATGGAAGCACTGCTAATACAGATAAACTTTTTTTAAATCTAAGTGGAGCTGACCCTACTGGTGGAGGTTCTGTTGGGGATATAGTTATTCAAGCTAATGAATGTTTTTTTGCAAGACTTTCTAATACAGAGATTGATGATATAAACGTGGAGGCTGATGGCTCATCAAATATACAAGCTATGGTTTTTGCAATATGTGATGATGGCGGAGTGTAATGGCTGTACATACAATAACAGTTAAAAAATTAATTAGTAGGGTTCGTCAGGTATTTCCAGATGCTCCTGAAACTTATATAGTTAACTTAGTAAACGATGCACTGGTCGAAATAGGAACTCATAAAGTTAAAGTTGCTCATGCAAAAATAACAACAGTTGCGGATAGGATGTATTATAATTTAGCCGACGGAGCAACTGACTCTAGTAGTAATAGATTGGAAGCAAATCAAGTATTTAGGGTTTATTTAATGGATAGCGATGGTGATTATATACAGATACCTAGGTTGGTTGATAAGAATTTATTATTAGCTGATATAACAAGTGAATCTAACTTAAATGTACCGGATTAATTATGGCAAGCAATATTAAATACCCAGAAAATCAAGCAATGTATTTCATAGAAGGAGATAAACTTGCTTTAATAACTAAAGTAGATTCTTCAGGTGATAATAGAACATCTGCTAGAAAAAAATGGAAAGCGATAGCAGAAGCTGTTACTGATGGGATACTTATTCATTATTATGCTGAGCCAAATAGGGTAACTGCTATAACAGATAGTTTAGACATAGATAACACATTAGAGCTAGCTGTTGTTGATTATGTTAAAAAATGTTTATATATGGATAAGGCTGGTGTTTCAGTGGATGCTAATGCTATACAGTCATCTATGGCTATGAGTTCAATGCATGAAAAAAGATTTAAAGAAGCTATACAAAGATATGGCGTAAGGAAAAAAGATAAAACTGGTGGAAGTAGAGTAGTAAAAGTACCAAATTTAGTTTAACCAATATAGATGCTTTTAAGCGGTGGTGGAGGAATATAGGGTAAATTATGTCAAACATTAATAAATATACAACAAAGGAAGTACTAAATAAAGTACTCCTTGATTCTTCAGGAGATGCGGTAAACGCATACTCTCACACATCACAAGAAGCTTTAAACACAGCTTTAGATGCTACAAACAATAGATTAAACGTATCTCTTAAGGGTGGTACAATATCTGGCGATGTTACTATTTCAGGTGATTTAACTGTCAATGGTGATGGCTCTGGTAATTATGATGAAATAGTAAATGGTAATATTGAAATATCTGACACATTAAGACTTAACCCTACAATATCAAGTGGCTCTGTAACAACGCTTGCATTTATGAGAAGTGGCACAAATAAATGGAGATTTATACAGCCTTCTGATGATAGTTATCTAAAACTATATAATGACCAAGCAACTGCTACCCAGATGTACTTTAAATCAGATAATACGATTGGAATTGGTACGGATGC